AACTGTTTTTTCGTATGACATTTTGCTCCTCTTCGTCTCCGGGTTGCCACGCTCTATCAGCAGGAAAAGCACCTTTTTCATCACCCATCTTTAATGACGGGTCATCACTGTTAAAGAAAGGAATTTGAAATTTCTTCCCTCCAATAGCACTAAACAAATCTGGTGCCGCTTGAGCAACCTTTCCAGATACTATCACATCCCTATCATCAACAGCATAATATTCTTGTGGACCGAAGGGTGGGTCGTCAGACCCGTCTGGTTCTGTTTGATAATATGTAAGCCTGAAGTATACACTGTCTTGTCCTTCACGGTAATTACGAATCAGTTTTTGCCCGCCAATTACAGCCGCTTGGCCATATTTCTTACCAAGATCTATTAGGTCTTGTTTTTTAATGTTCAACACAAAATAACTTGTTTCATCACCGCCGTACTTACCAGCAAGTTCAACATAATCTAGGCCTGCTGAGTCTAGGGTGCTCCTTAGGTCACTCATTCTTTCCGCATTGGATGCTTCATCGGCAGACTCTCCTCTCGGATTTTCCGCTGTTAGTATTCCTATTCTTTGTAGTTCCGCTCGTGGGTTGGGATCTCTTAGTCTTCCCAAGACTTGATCTAAGGACAAATCAACTTGTTTTTCAGTTAAAAAAGGACTCTCCAGCAACACAGATTTTTTCCTACTCTCAAGTATCACTTGTTTAATCATCTGCTTTAAATTTTCTTTATTCATTCCTTTAGTCTCCCATAAACATAATTTTCTAACACTAGGTAATTAGTTTCTCCCATCGCTTTTACTTCTGATAGCATTCTTCTCTCGACAACTATTCGATCTCCTATGTCAACACCTACAGTACAATCATCAGAGATTCCTAGGACATCACACACAACGTATACAGACTGTGGAGTCTTAAAGTCATCAGGTAAAACAACGATAGAGTTTTCCTTTTCTTCTTCTATTGGCAGAACCAGAATGTGCCTGTTCTTTGGTTCAAGATACATTTTCCCTCCATTTATATAACCAATGCCTTTTAGCATACCATATTATAACATACTAAAAGGCAATTGTCAACTATTATTCGTGAGAATTTTTCTTTATTTGAATCTCTGCTCTGAGTTCTTTTAATTCTTTAATAGCAGTAAGGGCGGCTTTTCTAGCGCGTGGTGCTGCGGCCTTATAACCATAAGTGCCGGCATCAACCTTGTCTACATCGACCATCGCCTCTTTCAATTCCAAAATAATTTGTTCCAATCGTTCTCTCATTATATTCTCCTAAAATATTTCACAAGATCCACCAGCACATGCTAATTCACCTGATAAATTTGTTTCATCTTTTTCTTCCCTAATTAGATCCAAGTCAATACTTTTTACATAAGGAAGTAAACTTTCATACTCTTCTTTAGTGCAATCTTCAAAAGGTGCCTGTACATACGTGTGATCTGAGTGTGGAAGTACCGATAACCCATTGTAAGATTTTCTATTTAGCCACATCCACTCACCAACACATTTCCATTCGTCTGGTTTAATTGTAACTGTGGCAGATACATTGTGTGTGTTGTGGCCATCTTGGTGCCCTCCTTGAATCCAAGTATCACTTATGGTTTGTACCCTTCTAAGAAGATCCAAGGCGCTCTCGTGGCGTGTTATGGCCCCTTCTGGTGCTTTCTGAGGTACTTTTATTATAGCTGTATCATGTGGCCGGAACTTATCATCCTCAACCAACTGAGGTATGTTATTTAATAGATAAGAATAAATAGCTTCATTTTTTCCCACACGAATTCGACGTATATAATAATCATTGTGCCAAGCATGAATTCCTGAAGACGTCCCAAGGGTCAAAGAGGTCGTTCCAGCAGGCTTAACACAAGTCGTCCTTGCCGCTGGTTTTATTCCTATCTGGAATGCAACTCTCCTATTTTCCCTTTTTACAACCAAAGATGCTTGGGTCAAATCCAAACCAAGAACTCCTCCAGATGCAATACCCGTCATAGAAACGCCAATAAGGGCATCCTTTTCCGTGTTACGCTTCCAGATAGGTCTTAGGTAGTGGAAGTCCGTGTAAGACGCTTGAAGGGTACCTATGAACGTTGCAGCGGATACTCTACTCTCTAGTTCTTCTTGTGTCGTTACAGCGCTGACATTTACCTCTGTAAGATTGCAGAACTGATATGGTCTCAGGCCTATTTCGCAGCAGGGATTGGTTCCCCAATCTTTGTCGTTTGAAAAATAAAAACCCGGCTCTCCAGATCCAGACTCACGAACTCGATCCCAGATAGACATAAAAGTACTCCGATCAATACGATGACGCATAAGCACGACAGAATTGTTTGCTCTACCTCGTTGTGGGTTGAGTTCCCACCAGTTTCCTGTTTTGGCTGAGAGCATTTCTTTATCGTCAGCCGAGAATAGAGAGATGAGAGCAGCCCTCCTAATACCTCCTGCAAGAACTGCATCCGCAATATAGCAGATGATATCATGAACTTCAATGGGAGTAAGTTGTTCCCCGTCGTCTTTTTCATCTAAAATCCCTTCTATTTTTACTAAACACTCTCTAAGAGGTTGAGGTCCCGGAGCTTTTCCTCCGGACGTAACTAGTCTCGCACCTTTCGGACGAATGTCGGAAAAGTCAAATCGTAATTTTGATGTGCCCTTGAAGTACGAAGTGACCAAAGCCTTCACTGCATCGGCCCAGCCCTCAATTGAATCTCCAATTAAAAATCTACGGCTTCTCGTGGATGGTCTTCGAATCTCAGGTAATTTATTTACATGATGTTTTTGGACCGAAAAACCAACCCCTGTTCCTCCAAGAAGAAGAAACATAATCTCAGAAAAAACATGATAATTATCTACGGGACAAAAAGCACAATTAAAAATGCGATTTGGGGACACTTCAATGGGTTTTCCGCCAAACTGCATTGAGCGCATTGATGGAAGGACTTTCTTTTGAAAGACAAACTGATATGCATTTGTTATCTCCGACTTTAGCGAAGGGAACTTTTTTATATGCATCTGCATGTTTCGAGAAACTAGCTCATGCCAGTTCTCTCTCCTATTCGAGTCTTCTAAAAACCTAGCATATTTCATATGCACGGTTACATCTGATAAAATTTTGTTTTCTAGTTCCACGTTGTTCTCCTTATTTTGCACTTAATTCACTATACTTTTCTCTTAAGATACTCAAAGCATCTTTTGTTGATGGCATGTCCACATCATTATCCTCTCTACTCAACACTTTAATGGTTACATCTGACCAATCGACAAAGCAGGGAAACACCAAGCCATCAGGCCCATTCCTATTTTTTGCAACAAAGATTCTGCCTTTGTTAGACTGCTTATCCTGAACCGTTCTTGACAAAGAAAAGATAAAGTCGGCCACGAAACATTTATTAAATGCTTCCGAAATAGATTCCATCGTAATCACCTCAGCATTGAGTCCACTACGATTTGTCTGGGACGCTGTCCACACAGGTATCTCGTATATTTGAGCTAAGGCGCGAAGACCTTCGTAGGTCTCTTCCAGTTCGTGACGCTTTTCTCTACCGGTTCTGTCTGGTCTTAGTAAATCGGCATAATCAAGCAAAATCATATCTGGGTATACCCCTCTCTTTTTCAATTTTTCAATATGATTTTTGATAGTTTGTACTGATGCTGATTTAGTAGGGTATTCCTTGATAATCAGCGTACCGTCGACTGACTCAACATGATTTAATACTTCTTCTTTGCGAGCCCTTAAGTCATTAAGCGGGATTCCGCTTAGGCAAGAGTCAAATCGACTTCCGACCACCGTGTCTTTAAGTTCTAAAGTATAATAGACCACAGTCTTTCCTTCCTTTAGAGCGTTCGCCGCCAAGTGGACCAAAACCATTGACTTCCCAGCGCCAGTAGGAGCAATAACAACACCCAGTTCATTTTTTCCTAAACCTCCTTTAACTATTTCATCCATACGATCCCATCCAGTTGAGATTGGGGCACGATTTATATATTCAAATCTCTTTAAGGCATCCGTATGCCAATTGTGACCAAAATTATTATCTGTTCCTAGCTTGAGAGCATCTTGAATAACTTTTTCAATTTCATCAAACGATGAAGATTTGATAAGTTTTATTGATTGCATCATTGCTCCCTTAAGGACTTGTTTTCGACAAAAATCTAGGGACTTGTCTTTTATATACTCTGCTTCCTCAACACCATCCGACTGCATGATCCTAGCAAAGTAATTTCTTACTTGTGTGGCGGCAGCATCATCATAATGATTCATTTCTGTTCTAAGAATAGACATCATCACTTCATGATTTGGATGCGTATTGTATTTAGCTCTGTATTTGATTAATGTGTCCGCAAAAATTTGCAAGTATTTTAATTCAAAAAACTCTATCTTTAATACTTCCGAGATCTGATCGAAGAATGGACGATCCTCTAGCATTAATTGACACATATTTTCTTGGAACTTTTTTCCAAATCTTAAAAATGTTTCCTGTTCGTTATTATTCATTTGTCCTCCAGTGTTTTATAAATATAACCTATTTTATTCAAAAAGTCAAATTTGATTATGACCTTTTTACTTTTTTCATTATTCTAGATAATTCCTCAAAATTGACATATGATAAATCATCGGAAAATAACATTTTTGTAAACTTTAGTCTTGAAAACTCAGGTTCAAACCGCATTAATGCATTATCAATCATTACTCTATTTATGGGTCTAATGTTTGGATTGTACAACTGCATGATTTTATAGTTGTCTTTTATAAGACTTGCAGATTTGATAATGTTTTCATGCAATTTAAGCTTTTTTCCTTGCATTGAAC